TATAATGCTTTGACTGACTGGTCAACTCATGCGACAGCCTCCCGACTTAGTAATGAGGTGAACATTGCAGCAGTTCAGAATCAACGACAGCAGATAGTTCGTGAGGCTGTTAAATCTAACCAATTCATGAGGGCAGCATAGGATGACAATCAATTTTGGAAAGTATAACTTCAGTGTAAATGTACGAAACGGTGTGGGTTTAGACTTAGAGTTTACTGATACTCGTGCAGTGTGGGTGTGTGGCGATGACATAGATGGTTTTGAAGCCGCGCAGTTTGAAGGCATAGTATTGTGTGTGCCTTTCCTTGTTCTTACATTTGGACAAGTATATATGGAGGGATGACATGGGCGAACAAACTCATGGCGGTAAAGGTGATCGAGCTAGAAGAGTAGATCACAATAAGTTCAGTAAAAATTTTGATGAAATATTTAAACAAACATTTAAAGAGGAGATGAAAAATGTTAAGCAATCTACTGAAGTCAAGGAGAGTAAAAAGACTACTTGATTTTTCAAGGATACCTAGCAGGTTTATAAAGTGGAGTAATGTTGCGGTGATATTCGCAGTGCTATTCACATTGTTGTTTATGTTTTTGGAGTTAGCATAATGTTTGAACAAACAATATCTGGCAGCCCTAGTCTTGAAGCCATGGCTACAGCTAAAGCAGCTTTGGATGTGGTGGACGGGAAGGTTCCTTTAAGTACAGCCTGCTCTATGTACAATGTCAGAGAGCAAACTGTAATACAATACATTATTGACAAGACTGAATATGAGGCTATGATGGAGTTAATGGCTGTTAAATCAGACACCGTTAAAACAAAAGTTAAAGGAGGAGAGATATGGAGCAAGAAATAAATGAAGAAAACCGTGGCATAGAGATTTCAATACAGCGGATAATCTCTTGGCACTTAGCTCGTAACCTTATACATGGGTCGGATGATAAACAACAAGTGTTAAAACTTATGCAGGAAGTTGGGGAGTTATCAGACAGCATCTGCAAAAATACGACACCTGTTGATGACATCGGAGACATCATAGTTATATTAATTAACATAGCTGTACGAAACAACCTGCCTTTGAAGCACTGTATTGATCATGCTTATGAAGATATTAAAGATCGTACAGGAATAATGAAGGACGGAATCTTTATCAAGGCTTCAGATATTGACGGCAACAAATAAACGTGGTATATTCCACAAACATTTTACAACCACAAAGAGGAAAGCAACATGGCAATACTACAAGGCGCAGCATATTGGGCTTCAGTCACTACACCTAACACAACTTATGAGCCAGTGTATTCGGTTAATCTAGTTGTAGATGAGGCGACTGCTGAAGATTTTCAATCACGAGGCTTCACTATTAAACAGATGGATGAAGGCCCAGCAGTTGTAATCAAGCGTAAAGTTAACGGCCCGAACGGCATGGTACGTCCAGCACCCCGCTTGGTAGATGCGTACAAGAACCCGCTAGATGCTCGTGTAGGTAACGGCTCAAGCGTTAAGGTTCAGTACAAGGAGTGGGAATCAGAATGGAAAGGCAAGATATTTAAGGGCTTAGACTTCCAAGCTATGCAGGTTATTGACTTAGTAGAAGTTGGTTCACCTGATGGTTCAGAGTTTGATTCACTAGATGGCGGAATGGAGGATGAACTGTAATGGCACTAGTAACAATCGACAACGTAAACTATGAATCAGACCTACTCTCAGATGAGGGTAGGGTAATTCTTACACACTTGGTAGAAGCAAACGCCAAGTTGCAAGAAGCTTCAATGACCGCAGGCTTAATGCAAGCAGCCACTGTAGCACTAATTAATGATCTTAAAGAAAACCACCTTACGGAAGAGGCTATCGCAACAGAGGAAGTTGCACAAACTGAGGAGTAAGGCAAATGCCTTTCGTTAAAATGCACCAGCCGTGCTTTGAGTGCGGCTCTAGCGATGCAGCAGGTATCAATGATGATGGGTCTGCATTCTGCTTTAGTTGTAATAAGTATTTTAAAAACTACAGTACATCGGAAGTACACCAACCGGACATTGAACCGGACACGATAACGGACTTTGAAGTTTATCAAAGGAACAGTAAGATGGAACAGAGTTCACACCAGCAGCGGACATCTGATGCTAGATTTGTAGAGCTGGCTGATCGCAAGATTAGTTTAGCTACAGCAAAAAAGTATGGGGTGAGAGCTACAGTTACTAATTCAGGCCAGATTGATAAGCATGTTTACCCTTATTATAATGGACACGAACTAGCAGCTTCAAAGATTCGCAAGCCAGATAAGTCTTTTGCTTGGGAAGGAAGCTCTAAAGAAGTTGGGTTGTTTGGTGAGAACCTGTTTAAAGCAGGCGGTAAGTTTATAACATTAGTGGAAGGCGAGTGCGATGCTATGGCTGCTTACGAACTTATGGGTTCTAAGTGGCCAGCAGTATCAATAAAGTCAGGGGCACAGGGAGGTGTCCGTGATGTTAAAGCTAGTCTTGAATATCTTGAGTCGTTCGACTCTGTTGTCATTAACTTCGACAACGATAAGCCCGGCAAGGAAGCGGCTAAACAAATTGCAAAACTATTAACTCCCGGCAAAGCTAAGATCATGACACTGCCTGTGGACTACAAGGATGCAAACGATATGTTGCGTCAGGGTAGACATTCTGCATATGTTAGTGCTTTCTGGGAAGCAAAACTCTACACACCTTCTGGTGTTTTAAATCTATCTGATCAGCTGGGAGCTTATCAAAAGCTACGCACTGAAAAGAAAACAGCTATTCCCTATCCTTGGTCTGGTCTCAACGGCAAGTTAGAAGGCATGAGAGCAGGTGAGCTAGTCACTCTCACTGGCGGCACAGGGCTGGGTAAGTCATCTGTTACTCGTGAGATAGAACACTGGTTGATCGATAACACAGAAGATAATGTAGGTGTTGTAGCCCTTGAAGAGAACTGGTCTCGTACTGCTGAGGGCATCATGGCCGTTGAAGCTAACGCCAAGCTACACCTCGACAGTGTTAAGGCTCAGTTCACAGACGATCAGTTAGACGAATGCTTCAAGAAAGTATTCATGGGTGATAATGAGGGGCGTGTTTGGATTCATGCTCACCACGGTGTCAATAATCTTGATGACATCTTCAGCAAGCTACGCTACATGATCATTGGTCTAGACTGTAAATGGATTGTTGTTGATCACTTACACATGTTGGTTCTCTCTACACTGGAGAATGATGAGCGGAAAGCTATTGATAGTATCATGCATAAGCTCAGAACCATGGTAGAAGAAACAGGCTGCGGCATGATCCTAGTGTCACACTTGCGTAGAGTTGAAGGGAACCGTGGACATGAGAACGGTATCGAGACAGGCCTATCACACCTCAGAGGCTCACAGTCTATTGCTCAGTTATCTGACTGCGTGATTGCACTTGAGCGTAACCAACAATCAGAAGATGAAATAGAGGCATCAACCACCAAGGTGCGAGTGCTTAAATCTAGATACACCGGAGATGTCGGAGTGGCATGCAACTTACTGTATGATGGCAAGACAGGAAGGCTTAGAGAGTTAGATGATTACGATGCGTCTCAGTTTGATGGAGATATAATATGAGTAAGACACCTTACGGAACTTACGCCTTACAGAAGGCGCTGCAACATCTTAGAAAGACAGCCCCTGAATTAGTTTATGAAGTAAGCTACACTAGACAGGGTACAATCTTTAACGGATTCTTAATAGCTAAAAACAAAACAAGGTTTAGGCCTGTTGGGATTCTTGATTGGGCACACTTCACTGGAGCGGGGCTGCGCGTTGCAATAGAGTTTGATGTGCTTCAAGAGTATTACGAAGAGATGCTCAAAGATCACCGCAGTCCTAATAATGTTTGGAAGAATAAAGATAAAGAGCATATCCTAAAGGAGCAGTATGCGAATGAGTAACTTAGTATTTGATATAGAAGCAGACGGCTTAGACCCCACGAAGATTCATTGTATCGTGGCTCAAGACGTAGATACTATGGATGTGTTTACGTTTGACAACACTCAGCTGCAAGAGGGCTATGAACTTCTATCCTCTGCAACTAAACTGATAGGTCATAACTTAATTGGCTATGACATTCCTGCAATTAAAAAGATTTCTGGTGTTGACCTGTTCGACAAGAAGATTGTAGATACTCTGGTGCTGTCGCGTTTGTTTAACCCAACACGCGAAGGCAATCACGGTCTTGAGGGCTGGGGCTACAGGCTGGGGTTCAAGAAAGGCGACTTCGGACAGCAAGAAGACGCATGGGAACAGTACACTCCAGAGATGCTAGAGTATTGTAAGAACGATGTGCTGCTTAATACTAAAGTATATGAAGCACTCAAGGTTGAGAGCCGTGGATTCACACCACAATCAGTTCAGATAGAGCATGCTGTAGCTAAGATTATTGATGAGCAGCGGAGCAATGGTTTCGTATTAGATGTTGAGAAGGTGATGGGGCTGATGGCAATGTTTGAAACTAAACTACATGACTTGGAGCAAGAGGTACAGGAGGAGTTTAAACCTGTAGTTGTTACACAGATCCTTACTCCTAAGTTTACTGCCACAGGCGCAGTAGCTAAGACAGCTACAGACCAACACGGAAAGGGCACAAGGCTGACAGACCTAGAATACGAGAAGCTAACGCTTGATGTAAACTGTAAGCCCATTGCACGTAAAACTGAAATACCTTTTAACTTAGGTTCAAGGAAACAGATCGGTGAATATCTTATTCGCTTTGGCTGGAATCCTAATAAGCATACACCTACAGGACAGCCCATTGTAGATGAAGCAACACTCAATAGGGTTAAGAATATCCCGCAAGCTGCAATGATTGCTAAGTACTTGATGCTACAGAAACGCTTAGCACAAACTAAAAGCTGG